GAACGCCAAGCGATGGATGCAAGCACCTGGGCTTTGGTATATCAACAGCAGGACGTTTCTGAAAACGCTGCCTTTGATCCTGTATGTGTTAAGGGATCTATTGACGGTATGCGTAAGGCAGGCAACTTAGTTGCAGGTCACCCAGGCCATCCTAGAGACTTAAACGGCTTTACCTATATCTGTGGACTAGACCCTGCAATGATTGGCGATACTGCAGCTATCTGCTATGCCATTGACCGATCAACGAGCAAGAGGTACATAGTAGATGCTATCAAGATTAGCCGTCCGTCTCCAGCCGATATCCGTAATCTTATTTTTGATTGGACATCCCTCTACGCCCCCTCAGAGTGGATCGTCGAAAAAAACGCCTTCCAATCCTTCTTAACGCAGGACGAAGGTATCCGTATGCACTTGGCTTCTCGCGGAGTCCAATTTAAGGAACACCACACTGGTTCTAACAAGTGGGATGCTGGCTTCGGTGTGGCATCTATGTCTACCCTCTTTGGTACTAAGCAGTTTGATGGTAAGCACCATCGAGATAACTTAATACATCTACCAAGCGATCAGACCGAGAACATCAAGGCTCTGATAGAGCAGTTAATTACCTGGACTCCAACGACTAAGGGTAAGACCGATATGGTGATGGCCTTGTGGTTCTGTGAGATCCGCGCACGTGAGATGCTCAACTACGGCAAGTATGCCACCCACCATATGAAAAACCCATTCCTATCTCGCCAAGAGATGGGCAAGCGAACAGTGATTAACTTAGAAGAAGCCTTCGCTGAACAAAATAAAATGAGAATCATTTAGGAGATAACATTGTTATCAGTCAAAGAAGTTGACGCGAAAGTAGCGCGACTACGCTCACGGTCAGCAGCACGCGACCAGCGTATGCGCGATGTGCTTTCGGTACGTCAGGGAGATATCTCCAAGGTATACCCTGCTATGTTTTCAGAGGACTATCCAAAGCCTCTCGTTGCCAACTTCATTGACGTAGCAGCACGTGACCTAGCAGAAGCTATGGCTCCACTGCCATCCTTTAACTGTTCAGCAACCAATATGGTCTCCGATACTGCACGTAAGGCCGCAGATACTCGCACCCGTATCGCTAACTTCTATGTTACAAACTCTGATCTACAACTCCAGATGTACACCGCAACCGACTGGTATAACACCTACGGTCTAGGTATCGGTATGGTTGAGATGGATTATGACGATAACAATCCTCGTGTCCGTATGCTTAACCCATTTGGTACCTACCCAGAGCTAGATCGTTATGGTCGAGTCTTATCGGTTACCCAGGTTATTGTTACAGATGCAGAGACATTGGCTGCACAGTACCCAGAGTTCTACGATCAGATCCTAGGTCGCAATCAATACCAGTTGTCTTCGCCTTATATCTCAATGGTTAAGTACCACGATAAAGATCAAGACCTGCTATATCTACCAGAGCGTAAGAACCTAGTTCTATCTAGCACGCCTAACATACTAGGCAAGCCGATGGCATCTGTCATTATGCGTTCCTCCCTTGATGGAGAAGCACGCGGTCAGTTCGATGATGTACTCTCAGTCCAACTCGCTCGTGCTCGCTTTGCAGTATTGCAGATCCAAGCCGCTGAGAAGTCTATCCAAGCACCTATTGCTATCCCACAAGATGTACAAGAGTTGGCACTTGGACCAGATGCGATTATGCGTTCTGCTAATCCGCAAGGCATCCGTCGTGTACCACTAGAACTACCTGCTGGAGTCTTTACTGAATCCGGTGTCCTTGAGCGTGAACTACGCCTTGGTGCTCGTTACCCAGAGTCTCGCTCAGGAAACATTGACGCATCCGTTGTTACAGGTCGTGGAGTGCAAGCTCTACAGGCTGGCTTTGATACACAGATCAAGGCAGCACAAGCACAGTTTGCTCGTATGTTCCAAGAACTTATCTCTGTCTGTTTTGAAGTAGATGAGAAAGTATTTGGCGGAATCCCTAAGACAATCAAGGGAACCGACGATGGAACACCTTATGTACTCAAGTACATCCCATCACGTGATATTAAGGGTGAGTATGGCGTAGATGTCCGTTACGGCATTATGTCTGGTATGGATCCTAACCGTGCCATTATCGCTTTGCTACAAATGCGTTCAGACAAACTCGTCTCACGCGACTATGTACGTCGTGAGATCCCTATGGATCTTAACGTTACACAGGAGGAACAACGTGTTGATATTGAAGAAATGCGCGATTCTCTGCGCGTTGCTGTTGCTCAGTATGCTCAGGCGATACCAGCACTCGCGGCGCAAGGCCAAGACCCTTCACAGATTATCAACCGTATCGCTGCTGTTATCCAAGGTCGCCAAAAGGGACAGGCCCTAGAGAACATTATCGAAAAAGCATTTGCACCAGAACCAGCTCCAACCCAGCAGATGCCACCTATGGCACCAGGTATGGAGCAACAGATTCCAGCAGCAGGTGCGGCCCCCGCTACTGCCTCGCAGCAACCTCCACAAGAACAAGCTGGTTCGGCCCCTGCTGCTGGTCAACGTCCAGATATCGCACAACTACTCGCTGGTATCACCGGCGCAGCATAACTGAGGGAGGTGTAAATATGAATAAAGGATCACGCGCAGCAGCGCCAATGTCAAAGCCAGTTGAAGGCAAGAAGGATACCTCTAAGCCAGCAGGCGGTAAGGTAATTCCATCAATGATGCCAGCAGGCCGCAGAGGCACAGCAGTAAAAAAGGGTTAATTATTTTAATGGAAGGTGTATAGGGTGATGGATCATAATAAAATACGTCGCCCTATACGCCCTTCTGATTTTGTAGTAATACTTACAGAGACTGCGTATAACTTATCGCAGGTTGCAACAGGATTCTTTGAATCATTATACGAATTAAGCATTTACCATTCTAACCAAAAGACTGAAACCAATCAGGCTTGGGAACAGATGGCGCAAGACCTAGAGACTTTAGAGGAGGACCGATGACAACAGCACCAATGAATCCATTGGCTGGCCCAGCAGGTCCTGGCAAATATGCCACGCGTACCGATAATCTACAAATGGGTTCTACCGCATACGGTGAAGGTGTAGAGACACAGGCTATTAAGTCCGGTGCTCCACTTGGAAAAACCGCTGATGCAGTATCAGGACCAACAGGTAGATTACGTCAAGTCGAGCCACAGGCTCCAGTAACAGAACTATATGCACCATCAGAGCGCCCAAACGAACCAATTACTGCAGGTATTGATATGGGTGAAGGACCAGGCTCTAGCGCGTTAATGATGCAGCCTGCAACAGAGAAGCTATCTGATATCTTAGCAAAGATGATTCCATATGACCAGACTGGTGAAATAGCAATTTTGTATCAGCGAGCCGCATCACGAGGTCTATAAATGGCACAGAATAATTTAATTTCTGCAGCAGCTCAGGCTGGTCTTAATCCAGCACAAAAGAATCAAGTTGATGGTTTGGCTAAACTGCTAGACTCACACAAGAGTCTCCTTGCTTTGCCTCCAAATTTTGCACAACAAAAGTTTAGCGAAATGACGCAAGATCAACAAAACGCTCATATTGCTATGTTTGGCGAATCAGAAGATAAACCACCTGAGCAAAAGCGTGGTCCTATTGGTTCAGCATTTCACTATATGACTGCACCTATTAAGGCTGTTATTGGTGGAACCTTTGCTGCTATTACAGAAGTATCTGATTTCGGTACTCGCTTATATCGTACTGGTGCTATTGCGTTAGACCAAGGTGTAAATGTTGCCAAGGCGTTTGAAATTGCTAACGACAAAGGCGATATGGTTTTTAGCCCAGACCGTATTTCAAAGGCTAAAAAAGAATTTGGCAGCGACATAATCAATGTAGCTATGAAAGTAGCAAGCGGTAAAACTCTAGATGATATTATTGCTGAAGGCACTGATATTGAAAAGCAGATTGCCAAGCGTGCAGATATTCGATATAGCACAGAAGAAGATGTAAAAGATTTTAACGATGCTTTAGATCGAGTTCAGGCTGCCAAGTATTCTCCAGGTCGCCAGCTTGCAAACATACTTCCTGGTGGTGATGGTTCACAATTTCTATACAAAGGTATTTCGGGAGTTGGGGATGCAGCCTTTAGGCTTTTTGCAGATCCATTACTCGTACTAGGCAAGGCTAAAAAAGCATACGATGCTGGTGAGTTCTTACTATTTAACGTACTAGGTAAAGAGAAGTTTACCTATGGTCGTAATCTACTTTCGAGTGTTGGTAATACTGAGAACCTTGATAGAGTCTTTGGACAAAAAGGTGTAGTAGATTTCTTTAACCTTTACGGATCTAAACTAAACGAACTTAATACTGTTCGTAAAACACCCAAAGATCTACGTGTTCAGGTTGCACTATTAGATGAACTACGTCGTATTGCCCCAGAGTTT